TTCAAACTCTTTACCTAACTCTGTCTTAGCAATTCCTGCTTCAGGTTTGCCAACTTGAAGTCTTTTATTTCTTACGCTGTATTTAGTATCTCCCATAGTTGGTTGGAAGTTATGCTCTACACCTGATTCAATTGTTTTAAGTATTGGGTCAGCTTCTGTACCCGCTTGATTGCGTAAATACTTTCTTACCTTTGTGTCAACCCATTGATTAAGTGCAACAGCGTTTGGATCTTTATCACCTGCAACATAATGAGCTTGTGCATGAGGATATGCACTCTCATTGTGCTTCATTGCAATCAGCTCATCATCTAAAGCTTTTTCACCACCGACTAACATACCGCCTTGGTCTTTAATAATGTTCATGCGTGGGTTCATTACGTTGCGACCGATGAATCCTCTACCTGTTTGTACTTGCTCTGCTAATCCTTCGCCGATAAACTTACCTACCTTTTTAATGCCACGGCCTGCGCCTGTTACTGAATAAGAAAGCGGGTCACCAATGATCTCACCTGCAAGTTGTTGTTCGCCTGTGGTAAGTGGCATGATCTTTGCACCTACAGGGGATTCTGTAATAGCTTGGTCAGGTAATAATGAAATAGGTTTGAGCTCAGGAAACTTTTTGCCTGTAACGGATTCATATCTTGCTTTTTGTGCAATAGGATCAAATACAGCATTTTGTACGACGTCGCCAATAGTTCCTGCGCGTGATAATGTTTCCTTGGCACTGCGTAAGATATTACCAACACCTTCAGTAATTCCTTTTGCACCTGACTTGAGAATGTCACTACCAAGTGTCTTGCGTTGTTCTTTAAGTTGTTCACCATATTCTTCTGCGTCGTCAGCAACTGTACCACCTTCTGCGTAACCTTCTTTGTACATACGTTCTAGCATCTCGTCTGTGATTTTCTCTGACGGAGCATAACCGCGTGTAAGGTCATAGTATGTTGGAAGTCTTCCTGTTCTCTCTGTAAAGTCTTTAGTAAAGTTTTTAAGGACGATACCTTGTGGAGCAGGATTAAATGCTTCGGATTCTTTTTTGCCACTTAACGAATAATGAAATGCGGGGTGAAGTTCAGGTCTTTCTTGGATGTTACCTGATAACGAGAATAGTCTGTCACCGATGTCACCTGTCTTTGCTTCTAGTAATAGTGGGTCAGTGGTTTCTTTAATGACTTGTGGGTAATCAATGATTGATCCCTTCTTACCGCCTACACCTTTGCCTGCTAATATGTCAGCAATGTATGCGCGTTGATGGAAGGTTTGTGCATGTTGATTAAACTCAGGTGATAGGATGTCTACGTCTTCAGGGAAGAATGACTTACCTGTTTTTGGGTCTTTGATATTAGCAAGGCGTTTGTTAATGGTTGCGTGTAGTTCGGGCGTGAGCTTGTCTTCTTCTACAGCTTTCTGAAAGCGATCCATGATTCTGTCGAATACGACTTTGTTTGATCTATGTTGTTCGGGTGAGCCAATAAGGTTTGCGAATACAGCTTCTTCAGGGTTGCGTGCCATCGAACCTACGAGTGTCTTTGCCACACCAGGTGATTGGACTGCCCATGCAATGTCTTTGTATTTAGTAGGATCAATCTCTGCAAGATCAACAAAGCCTGGTCCACCAAGTAGACCTTGGTCATAATCAAGTGCGGTACGATCTGCTTGCGTAATGTACAGGCGTTTACCTACTTGAGGATTCAATGCCTCTGACATGCGTGGCGCTTTATTAGCGATAGCCTTTAACCCACCTTTAACAATTTTACTTGCTATGCCCATTACTATCCTTGATACGTTTCATTACAGCTTTGCGTTCGCTTGGTGTGTAATCTAACCAACTTGCTATCTCGTCCTCTGTGCGTTTGCATGTTTTACATATGTATAACTTTTCGTCTAGGTCACATATGTTCTTACACGGAGTAAGGATTGACTCTCTCTTTGTATTCATAAGCGTCTGCGTAATCTTCCGATGGGTCATAAGGTCTCGGGTCAATCTCTAACATGCCTGCGTCTCTTAGATACCGAAGCGCCTGCGTACACGCGTCCACATAGTCGTCATGAGTAGCTTCAGGAAATGAGCAGATCTGTGATACGAAGCCCTCAGCCCAATCACGGACATATCCTCGACGTACTGACGATTCGGGAATCCACACTCTTCCATGAGCGATAATGTTTGCGACAATGGAAAGTCGTTGCACTTTGTCGGCTCGACCAGGATTGTAAGCTCGCACAGGTAAATGTGCCCGTTGCATATCTTGTATGAGACTGATTCCACTCGCCTTATCTTCGACAAGTATGAGATCAACTCGCTTACCTTTGACAAACTCTCCTGCGTCGGACTCGCTATCCGCACCATAACTAACTTCATACTCTTCCTGCACTTTCTTTCTTAGGTCAGGATACTGCATGCGTTCTTGCCATGCATCTATCAACATCACCGCCATTGGACCGTCCATTGGCTTGAACACGCCGAAGACTAAGCACGCTGTTGGGTCATTGATAGTCTTCTCTGTGTATGCGCAATCGTAACTCTGTATAATGTATTCAAACTTAGGGAATGGTTTCTTCGCGTCCCATAGCTTGAACATATCTCTTCTAACAATGCCACCCTCTTCGGGGTCAATCAGTTCGGCATAGATCTCTTGTCGGCCAAGCGTCGTTCCTTCGTACTGCAAGATCTGCTGTTGAAAGCTTGGTGCTAAGTTGTCTATGTTCGCGTACGTTGACGCGGTTGTCATAACGACTTCACCACTGCCGTCTTCAGATCGTCCTACTAAGTCAACGATCAAGTCTTTAGGACGTGGTGTCGTTGATGCAATGATCCTTGTCTCTTTACCTAGTCGCACTGAGAACTGAATCATGTCCCATGCGTCTTGTAAGTAATCCCATGCCCCTAACTCATCTAACCATGCCCCGTGATACTGTCCACCGCGGAAGCGATCAGGTTCTGACGCTGATATGCCTTTGATCAATGACCCGTTCGTCATCTTGATCTCAAGCAATGACTTGTTATAGTCTGCAATAAGGATCTCAGGTATCACGTTAAGCAACCCTGACTCACCTTCGATACATGTACCGCGTACATCCATGGCTGTCGGCGCGGCTACTAACCATCGTGTGTTGGGCTGTTCCCAAGCCCACCATCCTATCTGCTCAGCAGACGTTCTAGTCTTCCCCGCGCCTCGACCACCTAATAATAACCATATCGCCCAATCACCGTGAGGAAGTATTTGGTGATCATGCGCTTGCGTTAACCACTTCATGCGCCACGCTATCGCTATTTGTTTAGCAATGGGTAATGATTTAAACTGCGCTTCTACTTCTTTGTCTTTAAGTAGATCAACTACGTCTGTCATTGTCTACCCGTTGCACGACTCCCGTCGATTTATTCAGTTCGTATTCAGCTAACACTTCAGGATTCTTTAACATCTCGCTAACCAACTCTTCGTGTGTTATTGGTAGCTCTTTATCTTTGTTATCGTTTGTCATCGAAGTGATCTGCAACGATGAAGTAAATAAAGCCTGCGAGGATTAATCCACCTAGCAAGTAAAAGCCGTTTATAAGTTCGGTCATTTGGCCTGTCTCTTTAGTTCGAGGTTCTTAATCATTTCGTCAAAGATGTTGACATTGATGTTGATCGCGTCTGATTCGTTGTCACCAACGTGTGCGATCCTGTCTGAATACTTTTTAGGTTTGAGCTTCGCGGCCACCCACTTCCTTGCGTCCACTCTATTCTTTTGCCATTGAACGTAAGCGCTGTCATAACGAGTCTTACCTTTGTCATCAACGATCTGTTGTGGTAGCTCATCACTGATTGCGTGAATCTCGTCGGCCAATGTGTCGGCTTGGTCTTCCCTCGCGCGCGCATATATCTCCGCGAACTCTTTGTGGCGTAGCAACCACTCGTACACCGCAGTCTTCTTCGGCATCTTCGCATCGCTACAAATCTTTACCAAACTCTCACCGTCAGCAATCCTATCGCATATCTCCAAAGCAATCTCAAGACTATAGAGCGTAGGTCTTCCACCCTTGTTACCTACAGTTGAGTCCTTGTTAGATTGTTTAGTTGACGCACGAGTCTCTTCATCCTTACCTTCGTAAGATGATACG